GGGAGCGGAGGATGGCGATTGCTGCGTCAACGCTTTCGAATGAGATGGGGACGTCAACGGGAAGGCCGGTTGCTACGCTGTCAGCTACTGCGGTGAGGATTGAATTCATGGGGACAGAGTAGGGGGCGGGGTGGAATGAGTCAAAAGAAAATCAAAAATATTTTTGAGAGAGGGGTGAAAGGGGTGGAATCATTGGGGAAAACGAGTGAAAAATTTTTGAGAGCGTTTGCCTGGTGAGCGCAAAAATCGAATTTTGGAGGGGTGGAAAACGAGGGAATCACAAGCCGGACGTTGAAAGCCGCAACCAAAGCCGCTATGCATCATGCATGGCGAAGCCGAGTGAAGTGTGGGACGAAGTTAAGGCCCGATACCTATCGGGAGAGGAATTGTCGACGATTGCAAGCGATTTGAAGCTATGCGTTGAAACGGTGCAAACCAAAGCAAGCCGGACGGGACTGACGAAGTTAAGGAAGCAAATGCAAACGGTTTGCATTGAAAAGAAAACTCAAAGCCTAGAAAGCCTGTCCGCACTTGTCCGCTCAAAGCTTGCAGCAGACGCCGCCAGCACGCTTGAACGCATAGACAGCTATGACTTGGACGGAATCAAAGATGAATCGGTCAGGGAATCGATTCTAGGCAGTGTGGCAAAGCGTTCCGCGCTTGTGTTTGGCTGGTCGGAAACTGGTGAGCAAGCGAGCGTGTCCATCAATCTGTTGGGTCAGATGCCGGATCGAATCACGGAGATTCAAGTCATGGGAGAACCGGAAACGAAGTAAATATAACACCCATTGTGCAACGTAGGGAAAGTGATAGTCTGCATTAGATTTGCTAATGACAGAAAAGGATTCTTTTTCCTAGGCTTGGCACACTTTTTGACGTAGAGGGTGGCACCCCCTTTGCGGGTGGGCTTCGTTTACGATACCCCCCTCAAAAATTTTCCACCTTTTTGACCATGATAAACAAAATCAAAATCGGTCAAACTGTATCTTTAACAACCGCTGAGAGGAAGTTGGCCCACTTCATCGCCAAGAATCGCAACGGCAATAATCGTCATTTCAACATTACCAACCTGAAGATCAGCGCGCAGGATTCTGCGACTGTGGATTTGGAGGGTATATGCGGCGAGATAGCGTTCTGCAAGTTGTTCAATGTGTATCCTGATCTGGATACCGACCGCGATCCTCCGCATCCGCTCTACGACGCGACAATCCCGCCACCGCCGGGATATCGCATCGATGTCAAAACAACCAAGTACGAGACTGGAAAGCTACTAGTCGATGCGCGCAAAGGGCCGAAAACCGATGGCGTTGATTTCTATGTTCTGATGACCGGCTTATTCCCAGGTCCGTACACTTACCGTGGCATGATAGCGCGGGAGACGATCATCGCGCCTCATCGGATTGAGACGATTAAGGGTTATCGCTCGTATGCCGCCATCCAGTCGGAGTTGGTGGCCAACCCTATGGACGACACATTTTAATTGACGCGATAAGCATTTCTATCGCTCCATCCCGCGTAACGACCTTAAGAGTTGCATTCAACTGGTCATTGAATGCCCCCGTCTAAGCGGCAATGACACTCCGCATCGGAAGCGGTTGGATAATCAGCCACCGTGTGGTGGATGGATAACCAGCCATAACGCAGATAACGTCGGTTTACATTTTTCATCTCATGTCTTGTCCTAATGTCTTCAACGCCTTTGCGGTGGCTACCGAGTCGCTCGCTCAGGACGTTTATAAACGCGCCTCGTACCGCTCGATGTGGCTCAACATGATTGAGCGCGGCGAGTATCCTCAGGGTACGGGTCTGACCCAGACCTCGTTCACCACCACCTCCATCGAGCCGACTGCGGCTGAGGAGTGGTCGGCCATCACGCTCGCCAGCGGCGAGAACGGTGGCGCTTGCGATGTCACCTACAATGACGTTCCGGTCGGCTACAATGCCGTCACCTGGAGTCCTGAGCGTTTCGCCCTCAAAGGTCCGCTCCTGTGTAAGGACGATCTGACCTTTGACCATCGCGTCGAGGCGTTCCTGCGCGTGTACTTGGAGAAGCTCTCGATCCGCGCTCAGCGCACTTGGGAGACTCGTTACCAGAACACCTTCGCCAAGTTCGCCATCAAGGCTGTGGCCGACTCGTCCTTCACTCAGGTTGAGACGATTCCGTCTGGCGTGAATGAGTTCCCCTGGATTCAGACCGGATCGGCTGGTCAGGCGCTCAATCAGTCCACCTCCGAGCTGACTCAGGAGATGCTCGATGTCGCCGCCGCCACGCTGATCCGTAACGGCGCGACGAATCCTGATAGTTCCGGCTTCATCAGCTACTCCAGCGATGGTCCGATCTTCCCGCTGTACATCGGCTTGGAGGCTTCGCAGCGCATCGCTCAGAACAACCCCGCGTTCCGCGATGACTTGCGCTTCGCTGATCAGGGTAGTGGCGCTGGTGCGGAGTTGCTCAAGCGCATCGGCGCGAATCGGGTCATTAAGAACTTCCGGCATGTGCCGAATCTGTTCCCGCCCCGGTTTACCTATGCCGGTGGCAAGTACACGCTGGTTCAGCCGTTCACCAGTGCTTCCGGCACGAAGGGTACTGTGTTCAGCGTCAACCCGAGCTGGACGACCGCTCCGTTCGAGGCTGCGTTCATCGTCACCCCGTACGTCTTCAAGTCTCACATCGTGCGTCCTGTGAACCGTGTTGGTGATTTGAGCTGGATGCCGACCAACTACATGGGCGAGTGGCAGTGGGTGACTGGTGCCTACAAGCTCGATGTGGATTGCGCCGATCCGCTGGAGAAGAAGGGTCAGCATTATGCTGAGTTCGTGCATGCTTCCGAGCCGATCTTCCCGTCCCAGGGAATGACTATTATCTTTAGGCGTTGCACCGGAGCGTTGACCCAGGTGATTTGTTCCTGAGGTAGTTAATACTTAATCCATGCAGCCTCGGCAGCGAAAGTTGCCGGGGTTTTTTCTTTGCACCAACGTCTTGACGAATCAACGTTGATTGGTTAAGATTTCAGCGCATGGAAAAACTGAAACGTGGCGACGTACGCGAAAGTGACGGGAAGAAGTTCTGGTTCTACGGCCCGAAGCTGGCCAACGGTGAACGCTCGGAATATTGGGTTTCGCCTGAAAGGTACGAATACTTGCTTCTGAAATCGGCTGAGAAACTCAAGCGGTACGCGGAAAAGAATCCAGACAAGCTGAAGGAAGGTGCAGCCAGGAGATATCAAGAAAATCGAGAACAGAGGCTTGAGAAAGCGCGCGAGTATTACGTTCAGAACAAAGAGCAGGTCAACAAACGGAACAGCGAGTACGGAAAGAAGAACGCTGAACACCTGAAGAAAAAGTCGAATGAATATCGTGCTGCCAATCGCGAGCGAGCGCGTCAATGGAACAGGAAATACACCAAAGCCAACCGCCAACTTTTGACGGACAAACTCCGCGAACGCCGCCGCAACGACCCCCTGTTTCGCCTCAAAGACGCCATTCGCGGCTCAGTTCGAGCGTATCTCGGAAGCAAGAAAACGCGACGGTCGGCCACGTTCGAGATTGTCGGATGTACGCCTGATTTCTTGCGCTCTCATCTGGAAAAACAATTCAAGCCGGGAATGACCTGGGAGAATTACGGCAGTCATTGGCATGTCGATCATCGCATTCCATTGGCCAGCGGAACGACGCCTGAGGAGGTAATGGGCTTGAGTCATTGGACGAATCTGCAACCGCTTGAGGCGCTAGAAAATATGATGAAGAGCGACAAGCTCCCAACATTGCATTAGCCTCTTGACACTAATGCCCACAAAGTGATGCTCCCCGTATGCCGGTATTTACCATCCCCGAAGGCGTTGAAATCCCCGAGAATCTGAAGGAAGGCGAGGCTTTCCAGACGATGGCGACTATCGTTCTTGGCAAGGGCGGCAAGGCTGAGGTCATCGAGATTGATGGCATGGTCATCCCAGGCTACGAGAGTAAGTCGAAGGGCAAGAAGATGGCTGAGCGTGGTGAGGAGGAGTACGAGGAGGAGGAGGTTGCTGAGGGCGGCGGGGAGGGTTTCATCGCCGAGGTGATGCGCCGTGGTTCTGGTCCGATGGCCTAAATTGTAAATCGATATGCCAAACATCACATGCGACGAGGCGGAGACGCTGATCAATGAGGCGGCGTCGCTGGGATGTCGTTCTCCATGGGAGGTTGAGCTGGCTAAGCTCGCCCTTGAGAATCGTATTGCCGCGTATCTTCAGGGCGGTGGCGCGACGCGCGGAACGTATCGGAGCGTGAGCGCGACGGGTAATGTCACGAGTGGAGATTATCTCCTGCTCTGCGATTCAACCGCTGGCGCGGTGACGGTTACGCTGCCTCCGGCTGCGCTTGTTCCGGGTCGGATCTATGTGTTCAAGCGGATCAATGCCGGTGCGAACAACGTGGTTGTTGACGGCTATGCGTCGGAGACGATTGACGGCGCTACGACGTACACGCTGAGTTCTCAGTGGGCTGGCGTGACGGTTATGAGCAACGGAACCGCTTGGTTCATCATCATCTGATATGGCTAACATCTCCTGCGCGGAAGCTGCTAATCTGATCGCCGAGGCTTACGGCGCTTCGTGCAAGAGTCCGCGCGAGCGTAATCTGCTGGAGATTGGCCTACTCTGGGAGGCTGCGACGCTTGGCGGAACGGCTGACATCACGGCGGACAACACGGTGATTACGGCTGACAGCACGATCATCACGGCGGACATGACCGAATTTCTGTAACTCGAAAAACAAATTATTTAATCAGATATGGCACAGCAAACGATCAATATCGGAACAGCTCCGAACGACGGAACGGGAACGCCGCTTCGTACAGCGTTCGATTACTGCAATCTGAACTTCACGGAGCTGTACACGGCAGTCGGCCCGAGCGGCAATAACATCGTCGTTCCTGGCTCCGCCACCATCACCGGCGATCTGACGGTGGACACGAGTACGCTGAAGGTTGATTCGACGAACAATCGGGTGGGTATTGGTACGGCGAGTCCGGCAACCATCTTGGACATCCAATCTGCTGGTGGAGTTTTTGCTCGCATTCAAAATACGACATCTACAGCAGACGCATATCTTCTTGTTAAGAATGCCACAGGCGAAGGTTTCTTTGGAATCAACGCATTAGGGCCGTATATTTACACTGCAAGCGCACTTCCGATTGTATTCACAACCGCTACATTTGAACGCTATCGCATTGCTGGCGACGGCGTAGCCACTTGGTCCAACGTCGGCGGAGTCGGTGGAACCGCCATGACCCTGAACTCCACGGGGCTGGGCGTGGGGGGAAGTCCGAGTGCAAAGCTGGACGTGTCCGCCAACGACGGTACCATGGCTATCTTCCGTAGCTCTGGCGGCAGTTCAAACGACAAGCGTCTCACAATTAGCTCTGGAGGCGCAAAAGTTGTTTTCAATATCTCGGACAACAGCAATACCGCTACCGCTCGCGCTTACGAGTTCCAGACTGCCGGAAGCGCGGCGATGACGCTCACGGCCAACGGCAATTTGCTGATTGGCACGACCACCGATGTATCGACCGTTAAGATGCAGGTTTGGTCGCCAGATTCAAACAACACCGTTTATTTTAGAAACTCAAACGCGACAACTCCTTACGGCCCTTCCATTAAATACACGGCCGCAACTCCAAACAACACTGGCTCCGAGTTCCTGTACTGCGAGGACAGCACCGCGTTGCGTGTTTCTCTTCGTTCTAATGGTGGAATTGCAAATTACCAAGCCAATGATGTCAGCCTTTCAGATTCTCGTCTGAAAACCGATATCAAGCCTCTTGCCTCCTACTGGAACAAGATCAAGTCGCTGGAGTTGGTGACGTTCAAGTACAAGGATCAGACCCACAGCGACGACAACATTGGTTTGATTGCCCAGCAGGTCGAGTCTGTCGCTCCTGAATTGGTTGACGTTGATGGATTCGGTGAAACCCCCGCTGACGGTGTTCCGCTCAAGACCATCTACACCACCGACCTGTACCACGCTTCGATCAAAGCGTTGCAGGAAGCCATGGCCCGCATCGAAGCTCTGGAAGCCAAACTCGCCTAATATCCCATGACTACCATCTCTTGGATCATCGAACGCCTTCTCGTTAAGCCGACCGAAGGCACCTACTCCGATGTCGTCATCACCGCCGACTGGCGTTGCAACGGTACTCAGGATCAATACAGCGGCACCTGCTACGGCAGCGCGTCGTTCGCTGCGCCGAGCGGTGACTTCACGCCTTACGAGGATCTGACCGAGCAGCAGGTGTTGGGCTGGTGCTTCAGCAATGGCGTCGATCAAACGGCTATCGAAGCGAACGTGACGCAGCAGATC